GCAGCGAGTATCCACCAAGAGCCCGAAGAAGTAGTGTTAAATGAAGAAGTAGTCCCAGAACAGGAGATAGAACCCATGTCAGAAGTAACCGCACCAGCAGTTGAGGCAACAATCCCAACCGCACCAATTTTCGCACAAGCCAAAAAAGAATTTGTTCTGCCAACAGCAGGCGAGTTCATGGCCGCTTACCACATCGGTGGCGACACGTTTAAGAACATGAACGCTGCAGTAGCAGAACACACCGCGTCAAAGCGCACCGCGTTGCAAGCAGCTGCAGGCGACGTGATTACAACTGACACACCTGGTCTTTTGCCAGTTCCAGTTCTTGGGCCATTAGTTCAAGACCTGAACTTTTTGCGTCCAGTAGTTGATGCAGTAGGCGCTCGCGCTTATCCAGACAGCGGACAATCAAAGACATTTATCCGTCCTACGATTACCACGCACACAAGCGTTGCATCACAGGCAAGTGAATTGTCTTCAGTATCTGCAACAACCATGGTGATTGCAAGCAACTCGGTCACTAAGACAACACTTGCTGGACAAGTTACTTTGTCGGCACAAGACATTGATTTTACAAACCCATCGGCAATGCAGTTGATCTTGAATGACCTCATGGGCGAATACATGATTGCATCAGACAACGTTGCAGCAGACAACTTGCTCACCGCAGCAACCTCGTCTGGCGTTTGGGACTTGACCGTTGCTGACTTGTTGAAGTCGGTTTACGACTCCGCAGTTGACATTTCAACCAACCGCAACTGGACACCTACGCACATGTTCGTAAGCCCAGACGTATGGGGCCAACTTGGACAACTAGCCGACACAACTGGCCGTCCAGTATTCCCATTCATTGGTGCAGGATTGACCGGTCAGAACGCACTTGGCGACGCAAGCGCATCTTCATGGAACGGCAACCCACTTGGCTTGCAGTTGGTAGTTGACAGCAACTTCGCTGCAAAGACCATGATCATCACCCGCGTAGGTCAAGGTGCAGGCGATGCGTACGAGTTTTACGAATCAATCCGTGGCTTGCAGTCATTTGAGAACCCAGCAACCTTGGGTCGCAACATGAGCTTCTATGGTTATGTTTCAACTTTCGCTGCAATTTCAGGAATGATTCGCAAGATCACCCAGGCTTAGTCGAGAGCGGAGCAACCGCTCATGGCTACATACACAGTTACTAACAAGTACCTAATTGACAACTTTGCCGTACTGCAACTCCTAACCCCATCGGAGATTGCAGTCGGCAGTTCAATCACGGTCGCTGGAGTTGACGCAACATTCAACGGCACTTACTCGGTGCGCGCATTGCCACAGTATTTGTTCCTTGGCATTGATACGCAAGGCGACCTGCTCTACGACTATCAGGTTCCAATTGCCGATCAGGTGCTTTACGCCAAGACCGCAAGCGATGTCGAGCGTGTTGCCGCGTCTGGAACTGTTGCTAATGACCCTGTTTGCGCGTGGGTGACAGCCGCGCAAGTGATGTCTTATCTCGGCATCACGATCACCAACCCGTCAGACGATTACACATTGCTCACGCAATCTGTGTCAGCTGGTAATCAGTTCTGTTATCGCAGGCGTCAGGAATCGGGCTACATCGACTCCCTAACGACCTCACCAGGCGGTGACGCAACATTGGGCACTTTGATGTATTGCGCCGCTCTGTGGCGCTCTAGGGGCTCAATAGAGGCAACCTACGCCACGTTTGACGGCATGGGTTCGGCACCACAACAAAGCCTGACCCCGATCGTCAAGCAATTGCTTGGCATCCCCCGTCCAGCGGTTGCCTAATGTCTTACACCGACCTGTTTAACGAAGCGATTGATGACGTTACAGCGACGCTGACCGCTGTGTCTGGGCTCCGTGTAATAAATGACCCAACACGTCTCGTTCCTAACTCGGTCTATTTGGACGCGCCAAACTTCACCACGTTTGCTGGCAACGGCAACATCGTGCGCCTCGAGTTTCCGATCAAGGTCATTGGCTCTGGGCCTGCAGGTCTGCCGGTACTCCGCTCGATCTTGAGCATTGTTGCAAGTGTGCTCAATTCACCGATCATTGTTATGGCTGGCCGTCCGTCAAGCCTTGAGATTGGTGGCGCGTTGTACCCGTGCTATGACCTTGATTGCGCTATCCAAGCCCAGACCGCATAATCCACAACTACCGAACACAAATCATCTACTATCAGAACAGAACTTAAGGAGCAAACATGCCAGCATCAACTTACCTCTCGAATCCAACAGTCAAGATTGGAACCGCAATCGGCACCATTGTTGACATCACCGATCAGGTCAGCGCAGCAACGTTGACTGTGACTGCAGAAGCTCTCGAAGACACCGCATTCGGTCAGACTTCACGCACCATGACTGCAGGCTTGTTTAGCAACTCATTGACCTTGACTGTGTACGCATCGTATGCAGCGTCAGAGTCGTACGCGGTTCTTGCACCGTTGCTTGGCACTAAGTGCACCGTCAAAGTAAATCCAAGTAGCGCTGCTGATTCGGCAACTAATCCAGGGTTTATTTTGACAGACACCTATTTTTCTAGCCTGCCTGTCGTGAACGCGTCCTTGGGTGAGCTTTCGGTTTACGAGATCGAGCTCCAAGGGGGCACGTACTCGGTTGACGTAACCGCATAATCAACGGCTCCAAGCCGACATAGGAGAACAATGAAAATTAAATTGCAGTTAAGGCGCACCCCCGACAGCGCCCCAGAGTATTACTACACCAACTTGTTTGTGGTCACGGAATGGGAACGGCTTGAACGTCGCAACATTCAACAGCTCTCATCGTCACCGCTTTATTCGGATTACTGCTGTTGGATGCACACGATCTTAAAGATCAAAGGCGAACAGGTCGGCGACAATTGGCGCGAATGGATTAGCAAAAACCCTGACATCGACATCATGCCGGTACTGGACGAAACTGATACAAACCCTACGGACGCGGCACCTACCGCCGCCAACTAGCAGAGGTTTTGGTCGCGGTCGGTTGGTGGCCTAGCGACATTGCGTTTGACTCACGGGATTTAGCAACAGTTGTTAAGGTTCTCAACGAGGCAAACAAAAAGAGGTAACTATGGCAGTCGAAGCAAACATTGAAGTCGCTGGCATCAAGGACGCGCTCAAAACGCTAAACCGCATTGACAAAAGTTTGCGTCGCGAAATCACCAAAGATTACAAACGAATCACGCAAAGCGTTGTTGATGACGCATACCAGGCAATCCCTCTTGGCCCACCTTTACGCGGTATGGCTCGCAAATGGACTGTGCGATCTGGTGCTGAATTGTTGCCATGGGGACAACTAAACCAACGCGTTATTGCAAAAATCAACACCAAACGCGTCAAAGAATATGCAGGGCAAAACGTCAACTTGGCCACGTTCACGGTGCGCTGGGAAAACCCAGACGCAGGATTGTTTGACTTTTTATCGAGCGGAAGACTTGGCAGACAACTAAACATCAAGTTCGGTCAGCCGTCGCGAGTAATGTGGAAATCATGGGAACGCAACAAAGACGACGTGAACGCGCGTATGACCGAATTGGTCAAGCGTGTCATGGACGCAACTTCTAAGGAACTTGACTAATGGCTGTTGTATTACCCATCGTCTCCGAGTTTGACGGCAAAGGCATCAAGAAAGCAATTGCCCAGTTTAAGCAACTGGAAACTACGGGAGAAAAAGCCCAGTTTGCTATCAAGAAAGCGGCGGTGCCTGCAGCTGCGGCGCTTGGCGGTTTGGCATTGGCCATTGGTGATGCCACTAAAGCAGCAATGGAAGATCAGCAGGAGCAAGCTAAATTAGCGCTGACTTTGCAGAACGTCACGGGCGCAAGTGCTAAACAAACTAAAGCGATTGAAGAACAGATCAGCGCAATGAGTCGAGCGTCTGGCATTGCTGACACCGATTACAGAAAATCGCTTGAGGCTTTAGTCCGCGGCACTAAAGACGTTGACATCGCCATGCGCGATATGAACCTTGTCATGGACATCAGTACAGCGCTGCAAATGGACAGCTCTACCGTGGCCGACGCACTCGCTAAGGCATACCAGGGCAACTTTAAGGCGCTTCGATCATTGAGCCCAGAAATGGCAACCATGATTAAAGAAGGCGCAAGCCTCAATGAAATCATGGACGTGCTTGGCGGAACCTTTGGCGGAGCAGTATCTAGAAACGCTGAAACCGCTGCAGGGAAAATGGCGATTTTCAAGAACAGCATTGCCGAAACCAAAGAGTCAATCGGCGCCGCATTTCTGCCGGTGCTCGAAGCAGTCCTGCCAAAAATGAACGCATTTGCTCAATGGGCACAAGACAACCCGCAAGTGTTTACGCGCATCGCTTTGGCGATCGGCTCAATAGCAGCAGCAACCGTCGCGTTAAACGTGGCAATGAAAACTAATCCGTTGGTGCTTGCCGCAGCTGCGGTCGTTGGCATGGCCGTTGGCTTTAACAAATTGGCTGACGCAATTGGTCGCGTTAACAGCGCAGCAAGATACTTTATTGAAAAGATCATGGTTGCGATTAACCCTGCGGTCGGTCTAATGGCCAACATTCTTAGGCCGTTTAACAGCCTGCTTGGCATTGGCAACGACAGCCCAGTTGCAACACCAACAACCAACTTGCAACAAATTGAGGCAAGCCAAAGAGCTGTAAGCACGTCAATTCCAACGATGCCGACTATCCCGTCAATTGCTTTGCCAGCAGGATCTAGCGGTAGTGGCGGTAATGGTGGCTCATCTAAGCCTGCAACGATCAGCAGGGAAATGCAAAAAATCGCCAACATGGAAACGATTAACGCACCACTCTCAACACTTAATCCTGGTGCACAGTTCGGCATTCAAGAACGCATGGCAAACGTGAACATCAACGTCACAGGCGGGCTTGCTACTAGCGCGGAGATCGGTGAATCGGTCGTTAACGCTTTGCGCGCCTATTCGCGTAGCGCTGGGCCGTTGCAGTTACAGGTGGCCTGATGCCAGGCGTAGCGGTCGTTGACTCTGGCAACTATGACCTACAAATTGCCACAGGGTTTGTGCAGGATGCTTTTATTCTTGACGACCCAGTTAGAGGCGTGCTAAATAACACCGAGTACGTGCTTAACGGTACAAGCGAGTTCGCCAACGTGATGGATTCGATCACAAGTATCAATGTTCGGCGCGGTCGCCGTGACGTGGGCGATCAGTTCAGCGCAGGCACAATGACATTCACCATTCAAGACGTGGACGGCATTTTCAACCCGTTTGACCAAAACAGCCCGTACTACGACACCCCACAAGCAAAGCCTGGGCTCGCCCCATTGCGCGAAGTGCGACTTATTCGTTACAGTTCCACCGATGTGCCAGAGTCATTGTTTAGCGGTTATGTCGTCAATTACGATTACAATTTTGCGCTCGGCGGCCTTGACACCGTGACCGTGTATTGCGCTGACCAGTTTTATCTACTCGCACAAACATTCTTAGACGAACTAAACGTCACGGCCGAAACATCAGGCGAACGCATAGAAACCGTCTTAGACCTGCCAGAAGTTGACTTCCCAGCAGGCGCTCGAAACATCGCCACAGGCACCGTCAACCTAGGCCACGACAGCAACTACACCGTGCCGGCAGGAACAAACGTGCTGCAATACATAACACAGATCAACGAAACTGCAGAGTTTGGTCGTTTGTTCATGTCACGGTCTGGTGTGCTTACATTCCAAAATCGCATAGGCAACACGCTGTCTGCATCGGTAGCCAATTTCCATGACGACGGCACAAACTACAAATACGACGGCGTGGGTATTAGTTTTGAGGCTGATTCCGTAATCAATAGATCGGTGCTCACAGCTCTTGATGGCAAAACTGCTACCGCAACCGATGCAGGTTCGATTGCCACATATTTTATTCAGACATCAAGCATCACAAACAGCCTGCTACACGAGCAAACAAGCATTGATGACGCTGCCGACTATCTGCTGAACCCAGAGCCCGAACCGCGGTACACGTCCGTGGCAACCAAATATCTGATGTTGACCACAGCCCAAAAGGACACTTTGGCGACCTTGGATATTGGCGACACGATTAGCGTAGAAAAAACGTTCCCTAGCGGTGCCGGCACAACCCAATTAGCGCAAGAGCTGTCAGTTGAGGGCATCGAGCATCGGCTGGATTTCAGCACAGGCCACAGCGTCCTTTACAGCACCGCGCCAACCACGATCGTGTTTGAGTTAATATTAAATGACGCGCTATATGGCACCATTGACACTACAAATGTTTTAGGATAGGAGCACTTATGGCAACAAGGCAAGACTTCACCGCAGGACAAATACTCCTCGCAGCAGAATTAGACGCAATGGCTACGGCCATGATCGCGCTAAACGCCCAGATTGGCACGTCTTACACAACAGTTTTAGGCGATGACGGCAAACTAATTACTTGCGATAACGGTTCATCAATCACGCTAACTATTCCACCAAACGGAACTGTCGCTTATGGCATAGGTACACAGCTCAACATCATGCAACTGGGCGAAGGAGTGGTAACAATCACCGCTGGCGCTGGCGTAACTTTGCGATCTCAAGCAAGCAAACTTAAAACAAACGGCCAATACGCTGTTGCTACTTGTTGCAAAATTGCGACCGACACATGGGTCGTTATCGGCAACTTGGCTTTGTAATTATGCAAATCTTGGCTGGCGTAGGCGCACCATTACCAGCACCAACGGCTGTTGAATATCTTGTTATTGCTGGCGGCGGCGGTGGTTCATCGGGAAGCAACCAAACAATCGGTGGCGGCGGTGGCGGTGCCGGCGGATATCGAACAGCAACGGGTTTTAGCATTGGAGCATCATTTACGGTAACTATTGGCGCTGGTGGTGCTGGTGGTAACTCTGGTGGAAGTGGTGGTTCATCGGGTTCTAATTCTGTTTTCAGCACGATCACATCAAATGGTGGTGGCAACGGCGGAACACAATCAAATAGCGGTTCAACTGGTGGTTCAGGCGGTGGCGGTGGCGGTGGTTCGGCTAACGCAGGGTCGGCTGGAACTGCTGGACAAGGTTTTGCTGGCGGTACTGCTGGTAGTGGTGGCACTTCTGGCGGCGGCGGTGGCGGTGGTGCATCAGCAATTGGCGGCAACGGAACGAATGGTGGAGATGGTGGCGCGGGCGGTGCTGGTTCAGCATCAAGCATCACAGGTTCTTCTGTAAGTCGTGGCGGTGGCGGTGGTGGTGGTAAAGGCGCAGGCGCTTATGGAACGGCAACTGCAGGCGGTGGTTCAAACGCAGTTGGAACAGCCAACACAGGTGGCGGCGGTAGTGGAAACGTAACTGGCATTGCAGCATTTGCTGGCGGTTCGGGACTTGTAGTTATTAGTTATGCAGACACTTTTGCCGACATCACATCAATTGATGGCG